TCTAACGGCCCGGACACGCGCGTGTAATCGGTGAGCGCATCCACAATGGTTTGCCCAAGGCTGGCTTCTGCGACAGCTGCATTGACCGTGATGTTGTACACGTTTTGCTTCGGCGCATACGCGGCGTCCAGCATGGCTGGTACTTCGTAGTAGCGGCTCTTGGGGTCATACACCGAAGGGTCAAACGGTTGCACGGTCATTTGACCGCCACCGCCACCGCGACTGCCACCGCCACCGCCACCCGATGGTGCAGGCAACGTCACCGGGGCAATAGCCGGGATGCTTGGTACTTGAATCATCCGCTCCACTCGATCAGGGCCAGCAGCCGTACCAGCAGCACCGCTAGCAGTGCCGCCGCTACTGATGTTGAATCGTGGCAAATTGATGTCACCGAGTTCCCCAATGTTGACACCGGGCAGCAAGTTCAGGCCTTTGATGACGAGGTTTATCATGCTGACGTAGGTGTTTGCAATGCTCTCAAAAATGCCAATGATGAAGTTGCCCATGGTGGCAAATGCGTTTTTGACGCTGCCAGTTTTAGCGACCAGCACACCAAAGCCAGCGACTAACAGCGCTACAGCAGTTACGACCAGGCCGATTGGGTTAGCAGCCATTGCAAGGTTCAACGCCAACTGCGTCACGGTGATGACTTTCATTACTGCGTTCAATGCGAGAATTGCCCCGGCTAGGGAGCCGACCACAGCCATGACCGCTAGCACTTTGTCAGTGTTATTTTGTACGTACACAGCAAACTTTTGCAGTACTGGAAGCAGGCGCTCGAGGATGGGCAGAAATGCTGCGCCAATAGATTCCTTAGTTTCGCCAATGGTAAGCGATAGGCGTTTCATTTGACCTTCAGCGCTGTTGGCAGCCACAGCTGCTGATCCGCCCACAGTGCCAGCCACAGCAGCAAACACCTCATCCAACGACGCGCCTTCTTTGATAAGGCTTCGTACCGAGGGCAGCAACGTGCCCAGCGCCCTGGTATTGCCACCGTACGCCTTGGCGATGGCATCCGTAGCAGTGCCCAAATCAACGCCAGTGGCTGCTGCGATGTCGAGGGCCAGCGTAAGGCCATCTTGTGCCGAAGTCATCTCTCCGGTCACCTGGACAAGCGAGGCGAGGGCTGGGCGTAGCTCATCGTCAGCCACAGCCGCCGACATCATCGTGGACTCAATAAACGCCTCAGCAACCTTGATGTTGGCTTCCCCAGCCAGCGTGTTATTGGTAATGGCCTGAGCGAGCAGCGCTTGTGCTTTTGCATCCTCAATAGCGGCTTTGGTTGCATCACCGATAACGACAGCCAGCCCACCAATAGCCGCAGCTGCCGGGATGGCAGCCTTCTTGAGGGCAAACTGGGCTTTTGCGCCAGCGCCTTCAAGACTCTTGAACTCATTGATGGCGCTCTTGATTCCCTTGCTATCAAACTCGGAAATAATGGGAATGTTTACAGCCATTGCTACATCCTACGAACTCTGTGGAGCCATGACGAGATTGCGATTGACCTCACGCATAACACGCTCACACAACGCAATCATCTCCTGCTCAACCTGCGATTGGTTCTTTTCGTACGAAGGCCACAACACTCGAGAAGCGCGCCCATACCGGGCATTTAGCCGATCTACAAACGTGCCACTTGATTTACGTCCAGCAATGTCAAAAATGGTGTTTGCCGTACCAGTCCACACAATGCGAAACGTGCCGACATTGACTTTGGTGCCACGAAATTCTTTGACTTTTTTAGTATTGATTTTGGCTGCCAACATCTTTTGTGCAGCAGCCGTTGACCAACCATCTTTAGGAATAATCTCAAAGCCAGATTTGGTTTTCCAGCCACGATTCATACCACTCAACGGTGCTTGGCTAGGCATAGCCGCTTTGGCATCAGCCACGACACTCGAGACAATCTGCTTGTAATCCTTTGTCACTTCACGACGCAACTTGGCATCAATGGTGTTCAGCTCTTTTAGAGCCGCCTTGATGCCGTAAATCTGAATGGTGCTTTCAACTGCCACGTTGTTGTTGCTTTCTCGCCAGCAGTAACACGGTAGCCAAATCCTCAGAATCAAACTCGATGTTCGGAGGCCACCACCCGGTCGCCAACAGCAATTCCGCTAACTGACGGCGGACGCTGTTGCTTCCGTAGGGTTTGCGTGGGCAGTCTCCACTACCTCAAAATCCTCAACGGACACAAGCCAAGTGTCATAGTCGCGACCTTCACGCTTATTGACGTTGAGCTGATGCCACGCCATAAACATGATGTCATCAATACCGATACCGGCTTGTAGATCGCTGGCGCGGCGCTTGAACTTGCGTTCCCACGCAGCAGCCGTTGCAATTGTCGTTGTGACTTGCTCTGTAACTAACTCTGCTGCTGGTGTCTTGAATGACACCTTGATGGTTAGTTTCACGCCGTGATGTCCTCTACGAGCACGCCACCAGTGATGGTGATTTCCACTTCTGACAGTTCACCTACAGAGCCGTTCACCAAATCGAGCGACTCAAGGTATCCGCCAGTGATTTGGAACTCTGGGTTGGTTGCCGAAATGCCAGCCGAGGTCGGCTTGACAGCGACGTACACGTTGGTGCCGACAAGGCTGGTGAGGTCAACGTACGTACCGGGCGTTGCCGAGTACTCCATGAGCAGCGTCGCGGTTACGGTCACGTTGGTCAAACCACCAACGAACTGGCGGCCGGTGTTGCCAAACGAAGTGGAGTCAAGCGCTTCACGCGACTTGGTGATGACCACAGATTTGCACTGATCCGTCAAGTCTTTGACTGAACCGGCAGCGGCACCGATGTTGAATGTTGGGGAAGCCAGGTAAGTGGTTGCGTTAGCCATGTAGCGAATCTCCTCTACGTCGAGGGTCGCTGCTTACCCGTAGGGCAGTCTAGTAGCCCTAAGGGCTTACTTTGGTGCGTATCGTCAGCTCGTAGGCAGGGTAGTCAGCGCCACCATACGACACCGTGGTTGGGCGTGCATCCGTCAAGCCGATTTGTGCAGCGCGAATCAAATCAATGTTGTCCAGCAGGCTGTCAAGCGTCCTGTTATCACCAGTGCCTAGGGCAGTCATTACGACGCGGAATTCCATGTCAGCGACCACGTTGGTAGCCATCATGATGGTCGGTGCCTCGACAAGTGCACACGGTGGGTTCATGTTGCGTGGATCATCAAACACGCGCAGCCCGGTAATTGTCTGCAGCTTGGTAACCAGTTGGTCGTAACCATCCTTGAACATGTTTGCCATGTCAGGCCACCTGTGGCTTATTGACTCCGAGCAAACGCAGGATTTGACCGTAGTTGCCTGTGACCGGGCCACCTGTGGCTAGTGGGTCAAACGACGCAAACGCCTCTGTGGAGCCGCGTTCACGGTAAAGGATTGCCGCGTACTGCACGGTGCCAAGCTTTACTGCGCCATCAGGCACTGTGGTCGGGGAGTCAAAATAGCCTGATTCCTCGCGCTTACGGTACGCAAATTGGTTCGCTGCACTGACAGCCATGTTTGCTACGTCAAGGTCGGCACTCGGGTTGGTGAAGGTGAAGCCGAGGTAGTCCTCGACATCGCCCAGGACAATCCATGAGCATGTCACCGAGTAGGTGCATGTCCCGGTGGCGGCTGCTCGATCAGCGTCAGCCGTGGTCAGCGCAAACAGCACCTGATTGGGGATGATGGTGTCAGTGTCGTACTGGTAATCGCCTTGTTGCGATACGCCGATGAAGTAGTACTCGGGCAACGCCAAAATCTTGTGCGTACCATTCCACGTGGCATTGATGCCGGACAGCGTGATTGACTGCCCTACCTCGAAGCTGTGGTTCTCCAGCAACTGAACGACGGCAACGTTACTGACTACCTGTTTATGGGTGAGTGAGTAAGTTGCCACCGTTCAGTGTCACCTGGAGGGAGTGAACTTAAACGAGCTTGACGAACTTGGTTGCGTCAATCATGAGCGTGGCGAAGTATCCACGGAACTTGATGTAACGCGACAGTGAGCCGTCAGCGGCCTCAACTTGGATTGCGCCCTTCTGTTGCTCAAAGATTTCAAAGCCATCTGGGTGTCCAACAATTGCCGTGTCGGCAGCAAAGTTGCGGTCAACCACAACGGTCAAGCCGAATGCGTTGCCGGTCAACTGACCTGGTGACACTGCGCCGAATGCGTTCATTGGTCCGATGTTCGGGAACAATGGGCGATCTGCATCATCCACAAGCTTGCCGAGGAACGCCCAGTTGTTGGGCGAAAGGAACAAGTGTGTTGGCAGGTTGCCGTTGCTCGAGCTCAGGATGGTTGAGGCAGCGTTGTAGATTGCGCTGACCCAATCGCCTGGCACGGTGCGGTTGCTGATGGGCTCGGTGGCCGATACGCCTGCGAGAAGCGCGTCGGCTGCCACGTTGTCGGTTTCGTTGGCGTAGATACGCGCCATGTCATCAACCAGCAGGCCGAGCACTTCTGGCTCAGTCCAATCCATGTCCTCTTCCGACAAACGGACGTAGCCGCCGTAGACGTTCTTTGTCACGTTGTTGTTGCTCACAACGAAAGTGCCCGAGTCGAGGTTGGCGTTTTCGCCGTTGCTCAAACCGATTGTGGTGTGCGTGGTCACTTCTGGGCGACGGAACACTTTGCCGCCACCGGGCATCGCCTTGACACCGATTGCGTCAACGACTGGGCGCAAGCCACGGAAGTTGTTGTACACCGGGCCAAGGATTGGCTCGGGCAGAATGCCGGGCGTGTCGGTCGTGACTACATCGGGCGCGGCAGCGCGGATGTTGGCAAGAAACTGTTGCGCTTCGGATCCGCCACGGATGATCTTGCTGATGTATTCAGCAGCTGATGGCAGCTTGAACTCGGCGCGTGGTGCAGCGAACAGCATTTGTGGTGCTGGTGCTGGTGCTTCTACGGATGCTTCGACCTTGACTTCGGACATTGTGGTTGTCTCCTCTTGTGGTTCGGTCGCTGCAACCTCTGTAATCATAGCGCCCTTGAATGCAGGTGCCGTGACAAGTGATAATTCTACCCAGTTGGCCTTTTTGATGACCATGGTGCCGTTGTCGTCGTAAGAAGCGTCAACTACGTCAACGCCTACTGATACCGAGTCAACTGCCTCGTCTTTGATCAGCTCGAGCATGTCGTTGCCTTCGCTGGTGGCGCTGATTCGGGCCGTAAATAGCATGCCTTCCTCGGAGTCCAGTCGCCCGGTGACCACGCCTACTGGCTGCTCGGAATCGTGGTACTTGAGCAACTTGGGCTTCTTGCCAGTGATTGGCAGTGAGCCGCGCTCAAAGCGAACTCGAGTTCCGTCGCTGACGGTTGCTTCGGTGTTCCAAGGTACGGCAACACCACTGATCGAGCGTGGTGACTCGCCATCCTCAGCCAGGACAAATGTGTTTTGTGCAGTTAGGCGAATCATGAATCCTCGTTTTCTGTGTCTGGTAGCTCCCGAGTCGGTGCAGCGTTGTCCGACTCGGGAGACATTTCGTATTCCTCTAGGTATGTGTCAATGTCCAGATAAATGTAACGGCCTCGTGGCGTGATGTTGTTCATGCTCAACGTTTGCTCGATGCAGTCAATGAATGGTTTGGCACCGAATAGGTAAAGGTCTTGGCGTGCCTGTTGCGCGTTTTGGTAGGTCATGCCGGAGCCGCTTGGCGCACCCACTAAGTAAGGCGGAATGTTGGCGATGCGTGCCATCTCCAACGCCTGATAGGTGCGTGCTTCCGTCAACTGCAACTTGCTCGGATCCATGTAGGACTCTTTCCAATCCACGTACTGGTTCAACGCAGCAATCGCATTGTTGTTTCGTGCAGCTGCAAAGCCAGCAGCCAATTCGCTCAATTCCTCGGCGCTCAATGGCTCGCCTTCCGTCTGCTTCAGTACGCCTGCCGGGGTTTGATTTTTGGCAAAGCGCTCAGCGCTGGTGTCCAGGTTGATGTTGGTACGGATTGAACGAGCACCCATAGTGAGCAGGCCTTGGATTGGGCTGAGGAATTGCACGACATCGTTCGGGTCGAGCTTGTAGCCGTTGAAGTACACCTCTTTGCTGGGGCCGAACCATTGAGGCCCGGCTTGGTCGCGTGTCTGCACGTCATTTGCTGGAATCCACGTGAAGGTTGCTGGGAAGCCGTTGCCGAAGCGGCTGGTCACAATCCAGAATGCGCGTCCGTAGAACAGCAGGTCATCGGTCGTCCAGCTCATGATGAAGTTGCGTGTCACGTTGGGGTCGGGCTGGTGGAACCATGTGTCATCGGGCAGGTCAATTTCCTCGTAATCGTCATCCATCCACTGCTTGGCGTATTGATGAATTTCTAGGCAGCCAACCATCGAGCAGATCAAGTCACGTGCCCGGCTGATGGTAGGAATCTGGATGGCAGCCGACCTGTTGAAGTCGGTGGTATAGGTCATGAAGTTCCCGACAAGCGGATTGCCAGCAGCGCCAGCTGCACCTATCTGTGCGTTTGTGTTGTTAGCGACTGCGCGCTTCAGTGAGAATGCCATCGTGGCATCAGTCTAGGCACTCGATGCAATCATGGGTCGGTTCACCATGGGTCGCGGTTTGGCGCACATGCCGACAGCCCACACGAGACACCGGGCTAACTCAATCGGGCCACTTGACTTCTGTGATGACAACGCAATAGCGCCAGGAGTTTTGACCGCAACGGCACGACCAACATGCTCAGCCAACATCGTCTCACCAGTGTGATTGACGCGGCCCTCATTGATGAGGTTTTTGACCATTGACGTGTAGCGGCTTATCTCCTGATAGCCGACCAGCACCCTGCGACGTTGCAGATCGGAGGGGCAGTTGGTGTCCAGTGTCGGCGTGATAGCAACTTGCAAACCTGAGTTGGAGGCCAACTGGGCACGAATGTTATCCCACACCTGTGTCACTGTTTCGCACATGAATGCGACAGTCGCACAAAGTATCCCAGCAGTATTCGCGTTCACACGTACCGCCACGTACCTGCCATCGTCGAGCGATACTTCTACGGCGAGCACGCCACCGGGCAACGGTGGCAAATCGGTACGCAACGATTCCCATTTGCCGGGCTGCAGCCACGACAGCTCTGATTGCACCCATAGGTTCACGCTAGATCGCAGGAAGCCTGCACGGTTCGGCCCTTTGGATTCAGCCTGGACGGTACGAATGTCAAGCGTGTGCCCAAGCGCTGGGTTGGCGTACTCCCACGCGGCTTCGCTCATCGGGTCAAGCTCAGGCGGTGGGCTGTACTCCGCTAGGTACACAGAATTCGTGACTTCGCCTGAGTCAATGGCGCGTATGCCCTGCTCACGCCACCTAAGCATTGCGATGGAGTCCTCGGTGCCTGCTGTTGACCACATCGAGCACAGTGGGTTGGGTCGGGCGCGCTGAGTCGGCAATAAGCCGATGTCAAGTGTCTCAGAATCAATGCCAAACACTTCGTCAGCAATGATCAGGTCAACGCTCATGCCGTGACCGCTTGATGGCCTAGCTGCTTTGACGTACCAGCGCGAGTCACCGACTTTGATGCTGTTACGACCATAAGCCCACACAGCTTTGACACTGAACTTGGCTTCAATTACCGGGGCTAGGTCTTGAAATAGGGCTGTGGCTAAGTCAAGCCTGTGCGCTGTAGTGAGGATGGTTTGAGGGCCGACCTGCGTAGCGTGCTGAGTTAGCCACCAGCCCAGCAGCGCCTTGAGCGCTACGGTCTTTCCGTTTTGTCGAGCGACGGACACAAGCGATACGTGGTTGAGGAACTGCCCTTCGGCATCCACGGCAAGTTGACCGTTGAGAACATGCCGTTGCCAGGGCATGAGCTCCACTCCGAGAATGCGCTCAGCCCAATCTGCAACTTCCGGGCCGTAACTTCCGGCTGCATCAGTGATGACCGTTTCAATTCGTGGCAAGTCATGACCTTTTCCTTTCCGTTCAATGACCTTTCCTTGGGATAAGGAAAGAGATGGGCGCGGGGGCAGGAGCTGATGTTGATCCAAAAAATTCTTGCGTGTT